CACCGACAATGCACCGACTGAGCGGCGGGAAGAGCCGGGTCGCAGGGATACTTGCACTTGAAGCCGCCCACTGTGAACTTGGCATTGATGCTAACCGTCTGCCCGTCTGCGGCGAGGTGAGCAGGACGGGTTCGTTCATCCTTCTGCGACACCCACACCTTCTCGTACTTATTCGGTTCGGCCCGAATGATAGCCTCCATCCGGCTTTGCGTCGCCATGTTGGCGATTCGATTGACTTCGGTGCGTGCAATCGCCATCGCCCGCTGTTCGGCGGTGCGAAACGGGCCGATTGGTTGAAGCGTCTTGCGCCCCTGCGTTCGATACGCGGTGATCTCGGCGGCAATCTGTTCGAGCGGCTTCCCCGCCAGAATGCCGAGTTGCACGCGCCGGGTGATGCCGGCGCGCAGGGCGTCGGTTAGGTCTTGAATGAGGTCTGCGTGATAGAGATTGACCTGCTCGAGCATCCGGGGGTCAAGGGCGAAGGCCAACGCCAAGCGCGGCCCGCCGACAGAGCCGAGTTCGCCGCCGATCTTCGCGGCTTCGAGAACGTCGATCTGCAGCCGGCTTTTCATCCTGCCGTCAAGAACCCCGATGGCGTTGTCGAGGCCTCGGCGAACTTCAGTCAGTTCGCGCCCCGTCGCCGCGTCGCTCGCATTCAGTATCACCCGCTTCACGTCACGACGGGCATCCCGAAGCAAGCGGAGCAGCCCCTTCGCGGCCTGATCCTCGTGCTTCAGGAGCCGTCGTTTCAGCAGGCCCCACTGTTGCTGCGTACCCGCTTGTCCGGGCATGGTTACACCCCCTTATACTCGAAGACAATCACGCCAAGCGGCATAGCGAGGCCGCTGCCCACCTTCTCGCGAATCACGAGCAGGGTTTCGCCTGCCTCGAGAGTCATCTGCTCGGCGGTGCCGCTGATGGGGATGTCCGTCTCCTCGCCCTTCTCGGCGTTGACGCCGTCGGTGAAGTCAATGTGGGCGACCTCGGTGCCGTCGGCGAGGGTGACGTTGATGTTCATGCTGTCCTCGTCCTCGCCGGTTAGCTTGCTCACCGGGGCGTAAGCGATGCGCGTGACCCTGCATCGAAACGGCGCGACGAAGATGCCGATTGCGCCGGTCGCGGCTGAGGCGGAGGCAGCGGCAACGCCACGTTGTTCGACGTGCGTTCCGAAAATACCGTAAAGTGCTTTCATGGTGTTCTCCTTCTATCGAAGCAAGTGAACGCCGCCGCCCCCGAAGGGGCGGCAGCGTAGTAGCAGAGAGTTAGGCTTTGCCGCGAACGAAGGAGCGATGGTCCAGCGGGGCGACGCCGACAGCGCCGCGCACCTTGTAGGTCACCTTGTCGCTGTTGAACATGGAGCCGACAGTCTCCATGTCCTGCACGAACACGTCGGGCACCTCGCGCCCGCCCAAGAAGCCGATGCCCAGGGTCGGCGCGGTCGCCGGATCGGCGACAAGCTCCCACCGAGTCGTGGTTGCGACGGGGTAGTCCACCTCGATTACCTCCAGACCCATGCGCTCCCGGATGAAGTTCGGCAGGTTGATATCGGTAGCGACGGAGGTCAGCTTGTAGGTGCTGACAACCGCCTCCCAGACCGCCTCCTCCAGTTCCACGGAGTAGAGCAGGTACTTGGCGTTGTAGCCCTTGCGCCGCTGGGTCGTCGGATCGGTGAACTTCTTCATCACAAGGCGCTGCGCCTTCAGGTTCGCGGCGCTGAAATCCAGATCGCCCAGGTTGCCGTGCTCAGCCGCGTAGAGCGGCTTGGAGTCATACGCCATCAGCGGACCCACGCCCTGCGGGCCCTGGATAGCGCGGAAGACGGCGTCATGCAGGGTCAGCGTCCAGGCGTTCGCGATGTCGCCGGGGATGCGGGCGATGACGCCGATGTCATCGCGAAGCAGGGCCTCCCACGTGATCACGAAGAGGTTCCCATACTTGCTCGGGGTCATCGTCTGCTGCCGGTCCGCTTGGTATGCGTTTACCTCCTGATAAGCCGCGCCCGGCTGAACGGTGCTGAGAACGCCGAGAGAGGTCAACTGCACGAACTTGTGGGTGCTCGTCAGGTCGCGTAGGCTCACGCGGTTGCTGATGAGCGCCCGCCAGTTGTTGCGGTTCGGGTCGGCGACGGCGGCAAGGAGATGCCGGTTCAGTGCATCGGCCCACGCAACTGCGAAGGTCGTGTGCCCAATACCCTCGTTCACGCGGTCGCTCAGTTCGCCGCCACCCCAGGTGAACTCGCGAAGCGCGTTCTGGAAGGCCCGTTGCGGGCGAACCGCGAACTCGTGAGACTTGCTCGGGTCGAAGGCCAGCAGAGCCTCGCTGACGGTGTGGAACGCCTCCACCTTCCGCCCGCCGACTTCGGCGAAGGGCTTGCCGTCAATCGCCGCCTGCAGGCGCGCCTTGTTCACGTCGAAGCTTTCAATGACGCGATCAACGCGCCCCGAGCCGTTGGGGCTAACCGGGTTGCTCTTGCCGGCGAGGTCGCGAATCTTGGCGATCTCGGCGTCAATCTCGCTCGCCTCGAAGATCCGGCCCTCGAACTTAGCGCGAACGATGTACTGCTCGATGGGCGTCAGGCCCGCCAGCTTGGCCTCAAGAAGGGCGTTGCAGGTCGCGGCCTGAACCTGCTCCCGCACCATCTCGCGGATGCTTTGGCTCAGGTCCTCAGCGGCCGGCTCCGGGGCCTTCTCCTCGATCTTGCCGTCGCGCTTGGCGATGATGTCGTCGGCGAGGTCAGCGTTCGCCTCGCGAATCTCTTCGTCGGACACCCCCTCGCAAATAAGGGCAACGGTGCTGGGGGTCATCTCGGCCAGGAGTTCCCTGGTCAACTTTGCGATACGATCCTTCATGGTGTTCTCCTTTTCGGTGTCGAGTGCACTTTCAGCCACGCGGCCCCCGGCGGCTGGAAAGAGCACGATGTCAACACTCGTGTCCTTGGACGGCAGAAGGGCTTCTACGTTGTAGGCGTAGTCGCCCGAAGTAGAGGGCGTCACGACGCCCCTCGCGCTGATAGACAAGCCCACCTTCTCGCCGCCGAACATCTGGTGAGCGGCGAGGAGCTTCGTCATCAGCGGCTCCTCAGATGGCAGTATGTGCAGGTCGGCCTTGAGCGCCTGCGTGCTCTCGTCAAACGCGACCCCCCGATACTGCCCCACAAGGCTGCGAATGTCCTTGTTGTAGCGGTCGTGGTTGCAGGCGAACGCCATCGCGCCCTCGAAGACCTTCGGGCCGTCGCGGCGCAACAGGTCCGCCGTATACATTCGGCTGTTGACGCTACACCCGGCGCGAATCAACGTCACGCCGCGAAGGACGCGCTCCCCGTCGCCCTCCTCCATCACCACACCGGCGGGGAGTTCGAGGGTTTCGAGTAGCACGGCTTCGTGCTTCTGTTTATGCTCCATCCGTATCCTCCTCTCCGTCGTCGTCTGCGACGTTCAAACCGCCGGTGCCCGAATACGCGGCGGCGGCACGGAGTTGCGCCTCGTCTTCAAGCGCCTTCTCGAAGTCATCGGCGGACGGCACAGGGAGGCCAGCCAGCGAGTAAAGCAAGGCGCGGGCGTCGGCCTCCAGAATGAGCGGGCGATCGCGGTCGAGTGCCGTCACCATCGCCAAGGTAAGCGCCTGAAGCGCGTTGGCCGTCTCGGTCTCGTCGCGGGCGTCAAGCTCGGGGAGGATCACGTCGAACGACGTGTCCTGCACGCCCGGTAGCTGCTTGCGATGCACCTTCTGGTCAATCGCGTAGCCAACCCACGCCCGCAGCATCGCCGCGATCTCGCGCTGGAACCGCTTGGCGCGGTTGATGCTGACGCTTCGGGCCTCGGCAGCGGTTGACCGGGTTGCGCCACCCTCGTCGCTCAGTTCGTGCGGCGGCATGTTGACCGAGATGCCGATGATGCCTAGAAGGCTCTTCATCACGGTATCGATGTTGCTTGCCTGCGACAGATCCGGCGAGAGCATGTTCCACTGTTCGCGTTGTGAGTGAACAATGACGCCTCCCGGCACTGGCGGCGATTTCTGGAGTTCGTCAACCTTGGCTTCAACCTCTTCGTCGCCGCCATCAACGATACACTCCATGAAGTATCGCTGCTGCAGCACGAGGTTGCGCACTTGCCCGAACATGAAGTCGCCGACCTGCTTGCACCAGGAGCCGATACGCTCGTAGATGCCGCGCCCGCGCCCCGACACGAAGCCGCCCGTCCTG